ACTCATATTATTATCTCCTTTCCAATAAAAAAGGGAATACCGACAAGGCATTCCTCTATAATATCAAACCTTGTCTCAAATGACTAGATGTTGCAACTTGTATTGCAACAAGACTGATTCCAGTAAGGGTTCATACCTGCTGTGTATGTTGTTGCATTAGGATATCTAACTACACCACACATAGCGGACTGAAGCTGAAGCTGGTTGACCTGAGCCTGTAAGCTATCAATCTTATTCTGCTGAATAGCATCAAGAACCTTCTGTGTCTGAGCTGTTGTATTAGCGTTAATAGCCGCAGTGTTAATAGCTCCGTTATAATTAACACCATCAATAGCTCTCTGAGTTGTGCAACAGCAATCAGCAACCTGTTGCTGAACTGTATTGAAGTTTCTCAGTGTTTCATATCCAAGGTTACAGATACCATTCTGTAATCCCTGATAGTTGTGCTGAGCATTATCATTCAATCTGCCGACTGCATTCTCAAGATTGTTAAAATTCATAGCATTACAAAGACCTGCTTCTGTAACTGGTTCTCCATTTACATTTCTGGCTCCTCCAAAGAAACCACCTCCACCAATAAGTAAGAGGATTAAAAGTGCGAAAATCCACATTCCGCCACCGCCTGCACCACCGAACATACCATCTTTGTTGTTGTCAGTAACAGCGGCAATGTCTGCTAAAGATACTCCATCTGTCATAGTAGTATTCTCCTTCCATTTTTTAATATTTATATTGATTTTGCAAAATCCTTATTTCAACTGAGACATAAATTCATCTACATTTATACCTCTTTGTTTACATATATTTCTAACTGCTTGCTCGGGATTTAATCCTTTTCCATTAAGCATGCTCATTATTCCTTTGACTTGATTTAGATTATTCATCATAGCCTTTGCTTGACTAATTATCTGCGGATTTATCTGTTGTGAGATTTGATTTTGACCTTGAAATAGACTGCTTGCCATTATTCATCAACTCCTTTTTAAAATCTTCAAATTCCTGTCTACTTATATAATCACTATTTTGTGATACTTTTGTATTTTCTTTTACTTCTGTAAATGAGAATGTCCGTATAGATGGAAAGCCAGCACCATCTGTCGACTTTACATACATTATATCCTCATTGGTGTCAAATAATGCCACTGTGCTATTAGCTGACATCTGATAAGCTTTAGCTCCATCAATGCCATTGACTCTAATAAGATTTTGCGTGGACATTTGAGGTTGTGTTAATGTGGAAAATTGATTGGGATAGAAATTATTCATTCCCATATTATAATTATTATATGGATTCATGTGTATCCTCCAAATCTATTAAATTATTTTGCTCTAATATTTTGATGGTTTCCAAAGCAATCTTAACAATATAAGCTGAAGGAATTGTATTTAATTTTTTGTTAGAAACCAACTCATTGAAAATATCTTCTACTGTCATAAATATTTCCTCCTTCTTAACTTTAATATAATAAAAAAGTACACATCTAACAATGTGTACTAAATGTGTTGCTATAAGACTTTGAGAATCTTCTTATTAACTTTTCTGCTTAACTGTCTAGCATAATCATAAGAGATATGTAAATCTTCAGCAATTTGTTCTAATGAAATTCCTTGAGCTCTTTCTTCAAACAATTTAATTTCAAGATTTACAAAATTACAATTCTGCCTAAAATAGTCAAGCTCCGGTTTGGTAAATTCTGAAATTGTCATTTATTACCTCTTTGACCTTCTTCTTGAACGAGGTCTGTTGGTACGTTTTATGGTTCTAGTTTTCGTCACTCTCACTCGTGCCAATATTAACACCTCCACTTTCATTATATACTGCATTTCCATTGTCTTCCGATTGTATGTCATAAGACTCAGAAGTTGATTCTTCACTAGGTAGATTCTATGCATATAACCATGCAAGATTTGTCGCAAATAGCATTATAAGTACAATGATAAATGCAATAAACCATCTACGAGCTTGAGTTTTTACTAAATGTAAAAGCTCACTAGCTAAGCTGTCCTTTTCTTCCATTAATTAGTTCCTCCATTCTTCTTATAATTATTAGTACTAATACCTAAAATTGCACCTAAAAAAGTATCAATTGCTGTGATAGTACCAACAATTTGTTCACCAAAAGGTAATCCCCATATGCCTGCAAGTGCAAAGTACAAAGTACCCAAAGCAGGAAGCAGAATTAATGCTACCCATTTTAGCAAGCTATATGTTTTGTCACTTAGTATAAGATTTCTCATTTTTTATTCACCTTCCTTTCTTGCTAAATTGTCAATTTGATGTTCAGTTAATTTCTCACGATTGTCCATCACTTTTAATGTGGCTTCAATGTTATAGACCCGCTCAATTAATGAATTATGTTTATCTTGTTTCTCTTCTAAATTCTTAATATCTTTCTTTATAAGAGATACTTCATTTTTGACTTCCTCAATCGTGATGCTGTGTTGTTGTTTGGAGGTATATATAGTCCCAAGGAGGGATAAGCCACCGATTATTAATGCTACAATTATTGAAATCATATATCACCTGCTAACTGACATATCTATGTCCTTGATAGTATGCGGCAAGCCATCCGGATGGACATTTAATCCAAACATCATTTCCGACTTTTGTGACCTGTTGGCAAGTTACGACTGTTCCTTTGTTTAACGCTCCATCACTGTCGTTATCATGTGCTCTGCCTCCAGAAGTTAATTCTGAATGTCTTTTAGCCCTATAATTAGTGCCTGCTCCTGTACGAACTTTAAGCTCAGTTTGCAGTGTATAGTTGGTACCTACATTATAGTACTCATTACTAACTATAGGAGTAGATGGTTTAGATGCAGGTGTATCTCTAGAATAATCAGAGCTTGTTACTATCACTGTATGTCCTTTGGTGCAAGTAACAAGTATATCACCCTTATACAGCTTCATTCCACTTCTATACTGACCAAGATTATCAAATAGTCCTGTAGCCAGTAACTTTGATTTCTCATTAGCTGTAGTGAAATTTCCTGGGTCTACATTAGTGGCTTCTTTAACACACTCTCTAGCAAGTGACGAACAATCACATTCTGTAGGTGTACTAGTACCAATGCCATGTGTTACCACACCCAGTCGATTATACTGGTCATATCCTATATTAGGATTACCACAAGCATTATACATTTTTGTTCCAATAGCATTTGCATGACTTACAGATTTAGGTCTCAACACAATCCAACCTTTTCGGTGGATATAGAATCTTTGAGTTGTTACTTCCTGACCTGTCTGGTCACCAGCTGTTCCACCTGAGTATTTTCCTCTTTCATCATGCCTAGCTGAACCAACTAAAATCATAATTACAATTCTCCTTTCTTTTTATGTATTATAACATTTTTATATGATTTTGTACATACATTAATTAAGATTAATTGAGAATATAATCATATTCTTCTTTATTTATTGTTCCATTTTTCAACCGCTTATCAATATCCTTCTTTGTGACTCTCTGAGGGTCAGCTTGATATAATCGTTTTAAACTTTGAACTAAGATTCTATATGTTTTTTCCATATTAAATTATTCCTTCCTGCATTAATTGTATAGTATAATTGTCAACAGCTTCATTGTCTGAATGTTCATTGATTGCTTGTACCTGTTCCATTGCTATAAGATATCTAGAATATTCATCATGATTTAATTTTCTTTCTTGATATCTCCAGTGTTTAGCAATCGTTTGTTCATCATCTCCTTTCATTTCTGGTACAAGTTCAATATTCTTTCTTTGATAGACATATACATTACTTGATGTACTGTCTATCTCGTTGGGTTTTACTGTAGAAAAATCATCTACATATACATAGTCTGTCATATTGTTCATTCCTTTCTTTATCATATTTTGGTCGCTTTCGTAACATTATTACTAATAGCTTTATATTGAGTTAATTTTTTATTTACTAGGCTTACAAGAAAGACCCGCGCCAAAGTTCCAACCAGCATTAGAAGAAGCATTGTTCAAAGCAACGCACAAACCCGCAAGACGATTAGCGTACAAAACGCCCCCACAACAAGCGTGGTTTATTTGGGTTATATTGAACCAATATCCATCAGGAAAATAAGTGTTGGAAGAACCACTTGCTTCTTTTGGAAACATTCCATCCACTGTAAATTTCATAAACTTAATATATCCGCCTGATGTTCCAACTGGTGCTGAATCTGATACCGAAATATATCCAGAACCATCCGTGTTATAACTAGTGGTTGTTGAACCATCTATTGTGGATTCGGTTAATTTATATTTTATTGTGGAATGGTCTAATATTAGTCCAAGTGTTCGTCTCCATCGATTTCCATAGAAATTTTCCATACCAAAGACTTTGACACCTGCTTTTCCAGTGTTTTCTCCCCAGAAAAGTCCTTTTGTATTCATTGTACCTGATTTTAATAATAAGGATTCATTCATATTATTTTCACTCATTCCTAATCCATATACAGACTGAACATCTGTTGATTTTCCCATTAAAATAAGCAGGAAACTTATAAGCTGAAAATCACAGAATACTTCAATATTATAATCAGTACCATTAGCTTTCGCATAGGACATCTCTTGTGAGACTGTTTTTGATTTCATCAATGTCTGTCCACTTAAAGACCTTAATTTATTGCTTGTGTCTAATGAACCTTCATAACAAAGTGTATAGAAATGAGGTATGTCTCTTCCATTTTTATCTTTGAAGCACCAATCTTGGAAATTATCGTCTTCTTTATAGTTTGCTATATAAATGCTTGCAGATGTAGAATCATTTTCATCGGGAACTATTTTTGTATATATTCTTCTTCCATCTTTTCCCCACTCCATCATAGCATTTCCATCATAAGATGTATTAGCTATATCAGATGAACTTCCATTTATCTTTTTTGTATAATCGTTTGGGTTCAAATAATAATCTACAGTGCCATTTGTTTTAAGCATACAAGGGCGAGGAATGAAGAATGCATTTCCCCATGAACCATAAGAAAATACTCCTGTAGAAAAATTCATTTTAACTGGAGTCATTCCCACTGCATCTCTTAAATAGGTTACTTTAGCTGAAGGGTCACTTTCATTTCCATCTATATGCATTCCATAGCATATATTTCCTGTACTTGTTTTTAATGCTTTAATAGCTTCAACTATAGCCTTTCCGGTTTCATCTAAGATGATTGGACTTGTTATTGTGCTCATAATTACTCATTCCTTTCATATGTTATATTTACTTTGCCGTTTACTACAGTTAATCCTAGATTATCCATAGTTGAAGCAAATGTGGTCAATTTTTTAATTTGCCCGTCCATTTTATTAAGATTATCAGCATCAATGGGAGTGGTTTCGCTAGGCAAATCTACAAAGTTAATTGGGTTATAATCATCAACAAATGCCATATTTATTCCTCCTTATCTTCCTCTTCTGCATTATTTTGTGTTTGCTCGTCTTCTGAATTATTTTTTGCCTCCTCAATTACTTTGTTATTGTATTCTTCAAGTTCTTTATTTTTAACTCTTGTTGAAGCATTGGTAACATCATTCATTATGTCTTTCATAATCAATTCAAGTATGCTTGGATGAAGTTTAGATTCATTTAAAATATTGATTATGTTGCTTCTTGTTTCCTGAATTAATAAGCTTGCGGGTTTTTCCATGTTTAATTCCTCCTTTAATTAAGTTCTTGCGATATTAAGATATCCTATTTGTGTTTTATCTACATATACATATATGTTATTATTATACCACTGGAATGTGAGTTCATGGTCCATAATCATTGCAGGATGTCCTTCACCCCACCAAGCTGACCTTAATATCATTTGTCCAACACTGAAATATGAATTGTTCTTAACTTGAAATTTTCCATCTATAACTAGATTATTGCTCATATAGGTGGTGTCTTTTCCTTTGCTTTGTTCATTCCATATATCACCATACATTGTCAACCATGCTGTGTTTCTTTCACCATCATAACCTTCAATAGCGGTTGTAGATGCATCTATTGTCATACGCATATAGTTGCTTGAAGCTAACCCAAAGTATGCTAAAAATTCATCTGGTGATGATGTCATCTCTGCAAAATATTGGTCAGTTCCTACTTCTGTACCTATACCTAAGCTTGTGTATAACTTTAATGTTTGAGCCCCACAATCTCCTGTATTAGATGCGTAGAAAAATTGTCCTTGCTTGCTTGTATAATCTCCACACTCAAATGAACCACTTAGTAAAGCATTTTTAGCAGTTATAGTTCCGTCTTTTGTAATTGTACAATTATCTGAGCCAAGTGTCAAACGGTTACCAGTTAAATTAATAACATCTGCACTTGCATTTATCATTGATATAATCTGACCATTATCATCTTTATCAATTTTAAGTTCAAGGTCTGCTTGTACTTTCTTAATTGTCTCATCAGTGACAGCGAATGATTTTGCCACACTAAGTTTTAATGAGTCTGTCTTTTGTGATATTTCGGATTTTAATCCTTTAGCATAATCATTTAAAGTAGATGATGTTCCTTCAACAAGCCGAGATAACTCATTCGTTTTTCCTTGCAATTTGATAATGTCGTGCTGGATACCATTAACTTCTGCAAGAGATTGGTCACCTTCTGATATAATACTATCCATAAGCATCTGAATACCTGTTAATGTTCTTTGTAATACATAAGACATATATACCTTATTATTCGTATCTACTATTCTAATGGTATCACCAGTCTCTACACAAGGGTTACCTTGCAATGTAATATTTACCGGGTTAAAAATTACTTTAGATATTTTGGAAAGAACATTATTAGCAATGGTCTTTAATTCATCAGTTCCTGATGAATATGTTAGAAAATTACCTTGAATAATATAAGTTACTCCAGTATCATCTCCAGCAATATAACCAATATCATCTTCACTTTGTCGTATTTGTAATTTTGTAATCTGTTCAAAATTAGTATCTCCTACTTGAAGTGTTTTATATTCGCCCATCTGTAATCTACGAGTATCAACATTTCCCGGTTTTCGTGGAAATAATGAACTATTTGGATATAAAGTCTTGCTTGGGAATAATCCTCTTGAAAAGAATTTTAGCTCCACATATGTAAATACATCATCTCTTGACATTTTTCCAAAGACACCATTAATCTCACAAATTGCTTCAAGTACATCTTTAGCAGTCAAGTCAATATCATCTACTGATTTGGATACTTTCATGTTATCATTAATCAGTGTAGTTGATTGCTGAGTTAATCCAATATACTTAAAAAATGAGTCTCTAAAAGCTTTTAGTGTTATAGATTCATACTCCGTTTGATAATAGGTTATAGGTTCAAGCTCCTCATAATACTCTGTTATCTCTTTTCCATCTATACCAGTATATGTCCATTCTTTAGTAACATTTTCGTATCTAATTAATGGTACTTGCTTGGTAGGAAATAAATTATTATACCACTCACTCACATTAATGGATGATATTGAATACAATCTATCATAAGCTGTAATATTTCTATATTTCTTATCACTTGTCAGTGTATCTTCATCAACTATATATGTACCAATTTTGAATGGTACATCATTCTTATTATCTAAAGTTTCGGTAACTTGTAACGTTTGACCTTTCAATGAATTTACTGTATTAGCTATTTTGATTTTCAGACAAGCGGACTCACACTTACCAAACGATAACTTACTGTCAGAACATAATGACTCCGACAGTGAGAAATCACTGGATGTAGATGAGAAATTTTTATTTGTTAAAATTGTTCCATCTTGACATACAATTTTTAGTTGTTTATCAACAGATGACTTATCAAATAAATCATAATACTTATAATCTATCATACATCCTCCTTAGTAACCTACAAATTCAAATGATACTGTATCGTAATAAACTAAATTTTCTTCAATATCGTCTATGGTAAATTCAGTATCAACTTTATATACTTTTTGAGTGATATAACCATTTATTTCTGGTACAAATACTTCCATAGTAACATCTTTTTCATTGCTATTTTCGTATCTGTCTCGCATGGGCTTCATGATATCTTTTTCAAAAGTTTCATTGTCCAGCCCATCTAATATATCAAATGATATAGATAAGGGCATGTGCTCTAACGCATTTCTTGTTAATATTCCGTTTGCATTTCTGAAACTATCTATATCTTGTCCGTTTACTTTCACTTTGTATGTTCCATACTCTATATGCTTGAGAGGAAAAGTAAAAGTACCTATCTTAATCAAATATCCATTATAACTCATACTCTCCCTCCTTAATAAGAAAATGCACTTTTACCGGTTTGCTTTATGAATTGTCTATCTTGATTTCTGATAGCTCTAAATACTTCTTTTCCATCAATTTCAATCACTATTGGTGAGTTATCTGACATATTCATACCCTGCAAAGTCTCTTTCAGTGCTTGCTTAATTGTATCCAATGGTGCCTCAATATTAGTTCCATGTTTTTGGTCGCCTACAACAGATAAGAACGGCTGATTTGCTGGGAGCACTGCTCCGGTTGCAAGTCTAGGCAAGCTAACTCTCGATATAGTGCTAAGATTAAATCCTAATGACCTACCACCTAATCCAGGAACCCAATCAGGGATGCTAAAATGTAAATGATTAAGTGCCCTAATCATAGAGTTAAAACCTCCAATTATTCCATTAACCATGCTTTGTATACCACTCAGAATACCGTTAATAACTCTCTTAATTGTACCCCAGATAGCATTCCATACTCTGGATATAACAGATGATATAGTATTCATCACGCTTGTAATAACTGATTTTATTCCATTGAAAGCCGCAGTTATACCATTTTTTAAAGCATTAACAATTCCCAGTACAACAGACTTAATGCCATTCCATATACTTGAAATGAAAGTTTTAATGCCTCCAAAAATTGTTGTAATAATAGTTTTTGCCGCATTGAATCCAGTTTTTATAAACTGCACAATTATTGAAATTGCTCCAGTGAAAATTGACTTAATAGTTGACCATATACCTGAGATGAATCCAGTTAATGCATTCCAAATTCCTGTAAATATTTCCTGAACTCCTTGCCAAGCTAATGACCAATCGCCTGTGAATATACCTGTAATAAAATCTATAATTCCACCAAGAGTTTCCATTATGCTTGATAAAATATCAGCTATAGTTCCTATAATTGATGATACAGTCTTCACCATTGTCTCCAAGATAGGAGTTATAACTGGAACTACATTAGCAACAATCCATGCAATCAATGGTTCGAGTACATTTTTCCATAATTCACTTATTGCAAGCACTATTTTTCCAACAAGTGTAATTAGATTATCAACAAAAGGTTGGAGATGAGTTTCCCACAATGTTTGAATTGCTGTTGCTACTGTTGTTAAAAATGGAGCTACTTGACTGTTCCATACATCTAAAAGACTACCTACTAAACTGCTAAATCCATCTGTTATATTTTGAAAAGCAGGTGCTAAATATTCATCATACACGTTAAAAATCTGTTCAAATGTATTCTTTATTGCTCCATGAATTGTATCCATTGCAATAGATATAGGTTCAAGCAATCTCATTACAGCTTGTTGAATTTTATCCTTATTATCAATAATAGGTTGAGCAATTAAATTATATAAATCGGAAGATAATCTTCCAGTTAATTCCATAAAACCTAATGCTAAATCTGCATTAATTCCCATGAAATCTCCAGTTATATTTTTAGCTGTATCACTTCTAAATACAGTAAATATCTCTGCTATAGCTGTTGATAAGTTTCCAGTGATTTGAGCTACTTTACTTGATATATCAAATAATCCAACTATTCTATCAGTAATATATCCACTGTCTTTTGATAAAAAGCTATCAACTCCACCAACCAGATTTTCAACTATTGTTTGACCTATGCTAACCATACTTCCTGCAAGCTGTCCTAAAGCATATGCAACATTATTAGCCCAATTATTTGCCGCATTTATAACATTCGGGTTGGTAAAGATATCTTGCAATTGTTTACCAATACTTGCAAGATGTTTCTGAGTTCTTTTGATACTGGCATCAAAATCAGTTCCTAATCCATTTTTGAAACCTTTCTTAACTAAATCTACAAGCTCCAATAAGCGTTTCTTAACACCATTCAAAATTGTATTAATTTTAGAATTTGTCTGGTCTATAGCAGAATCTGCGCCTGAGCTAATGTCCGGTGTTGTAAGACCACCGCCTCCCCCAGCACCTCCCGCACCTGCACCACCATCAGACTGTGAGGTCATTGTGTTATTTAATTTATCAAAGGAAGCCAATGATTTTGAAGCTGTCTTAGATGCTTTTTTAGTGGCTGTATCATAATCACCAACTGCTGTGGTAGCATCGTCAAAAGCATCTGCTGTGTCTGATATAGCTCCACTAACTTGATTAGCACTTTGAATCTGTATACCAAATACGCTGGATAATACAGACCCTATAGATTTAGCTATAGCAATCATACGACCCATAATCATATTAAGTGCTTTAACTAAAGGAGTTAATACAGTAATTATTCCAGTGCCTAACACACCTAGAAATTCTTTCCATTGCTCTTTCAATACTCTTGTTTGGTTAGCCCATGAATCTTGAGTATCAATGAAGTCATCTCCTATATATCCAAGCTGTTGCATCACGTACTGGTATCTAAGCATTACTCTCTCAGACTGAGACATCTCATTATATGATTTTGAAATACCTTGAGCCAAAGCAAATTGCTTTAGATTTACTTCAGTCATAACAACACCATATTGCTTTAAAGTCTCTGTTTCACCAGTATATATAGATTTTAATGCAATGGCGGCATATTTATTGGAAGTATTAAAGAAAGATGCCATATTAGCACTTAATTTTGTCAAATTTAATGCCATATCCTTAGCATCTTGTGAGGAGGTTAGCATTGACTTGCCCATTGCCATGAAAGTAGAGCCGGTTTGATAAGCTTCCAATCTTGAAATTCCTAAATTCTTAATGGAACTATCCGCAAGAGCATCCATTTCACCTCGCATATTTCCAAATGCTTTTTGAACCACATTATCAACCTCAGTTAAATCTGATGCCACATCAACAGCCTGTTGACCAAAATTAATAAGGGCTTTTAAGCTAAATACAAGACCAAGTGTACCTATAATTCCTTTCAATGAACTTTTTAAAGAGCCCATAGATTTAGTTGCACCGCTCATGCTATTACTTATCTGGTTCATAGCTTTGGTTCCAGTGTTTCCCATTTCTGTGAATTGAGGTTTGAGATTGTTCAATCCTTTTTTTAACCCAGTAGAATCTAATCCGGTCTCAATTACAACTTTACCATCTGCCATTATCCATGCACCTCCTTTCTATCCAATTAACGCATCCAAAGCGTCTTTTTCTGCTTGACTACGCTTATTTTTATGTTTCTTTAAATCTATAATATCTTTGTTCTCATTATAGAAAGTACGCTCCCACTTCTCTAATTTTTTATGTTTTGCTTTCTTTTCTCTGATACGAACTACAGTGGAAAACATACCTTCCCCAATTTCATTGAATAATCCAATAAATGTCCACCAGTGCATGTACTTAACATCTCTTACTTCATATCCAGCAATTTTATTGATAGCCGAAAAAATAATCTGCTCATCCTGTTCCCAATCATATAATTGTGGTCGCATATGCTGATTCTGTGATGATTGCTCTGATTGAATCTGTCCACCATCTAAAAACCATAAAGCTTTTTCATATGCTGTACCAGTTGACTTAGGTATCTTATCTTTGAAAAGAATTGAAAGAACCACCATTATTTTTTCCATATCTGTAAGTTCATCATCCATACATGCTTGCATGATAACTAATATATCTCTATAGTCTGTGCGGATTTCATAATCAATATTATCAATTTTTAAGGTTGTTGGTAACTTACCAATCATATTACTCTACCTGCTTTGTATATTTCTCAATGTGTTTCATACTCTTTTTAAACTCAGCTTCTGTCTCCTTCTGAATTATTGGCATGAAAGCTAATAAGAATCTTTCAACAAATGTTACACCCTTATATGATGATAAGGCACTCTGATTTCCGAATACAACTTTACTTGCATTTTCATCATCGAAAAGTGTATTAATTTCATTCTTAATAAGTTTATCCATCCTGTCGAACTCATTTACTATATTAACCTCATTTTCGTTCATACTTGTAAGGTCTTTGATATACTCTTTAATATGTTCCTGCATTGCTTCAGCACGAGGATATAAATTAATGTCTGAAGGATTGAATGAAATTTGTCCTCTTACATTTCCATTCTCATCTTCTATATCGTATGTCTTTAATCCGGTTTCAATTTTAATTCCTGCCATAATTTTTTCTCCTTAATAAAAATAGGATAAGGATAAATTAATACCCTTATCCTTGTATCTAATTAATAATGGTTTTATGTTCATCGTCTAATGATTGTGAATTTATATCGCTAGTCCCCTGACTAGCCTTTTTTGGGTGTAAATGTAGGTACACCACTAGCAATAGTTGCTGTACCTTCTTTTCTGTTTCCATCAAAAAGTACATCAAATGGAATTGATACTCCTGATACATCTCCACCATAAGACTGTGGCTTGACGATAACATCCTCTACCCATGCCTGGTGAGTGGTTTCTGCTGTATCCTTGATAATAACTTCAAGAATCTGAGTTTTACACTTATCGCCTTTAAGTCTATTCATGGCAATATCTACAAGTTTTTCATAGATGCTATCTTCTGGATTAGCGTAGTATGGGTCAGCTGACATGCTAGGCTCATAACCATTATCTTTTACAGTTGTTTCTCCTAAAATATTTTTAGTGGTTTCTGTATCAGGATTTAGCTCTACTGACATATCGTCAATATCTTTTCCTATAAGAAACCATGTTGCAGTACCTGTTCCAAAAGAACTATCAATGTAATGCATTAATGCTTCTCGTGCTAATTTCATTTTTATTCCTTCCTTTCTGTATATGTTATTTTTACTTGAAATTGATATTTAGATAATTGATTGGTGGTATCAACTAATAATGTTGGTGCATTAGTAAGTACTTCTATTTTTTCTATGTTACACTTTTCTCCGAAATCTGGTCCGGAGTCAATTGACTGATTATTAATCCATTCAGAAAAATTCTGAACCTCATCCAGTGCTTCCATATTTACACCGCTAGTACCTGAATTATCATAGCTTGTAATCATGTCTATCGCAAATGCAAGTTCTTTTCTCATTGAACCATCAATAAATTTCTGTACTATACGAACTCCAGGTACACTATTCATTGTTACCGCGCCTACAAACATTGGTGTAGCGTTAAAATACATCCAATGTCCTAAAGGCTCATAATTTTCAGTCAACCATTGATTTACTTGCCTATAAAGATTCATAATTTAAACATTTCTCCTTATATATTCAGATACACTTTGAGCAACGATATTTTTATACATCTCAAAAGCAGGAACTTCCCAATGACTTGTTGCAAGTGGATTTTGTTCTTTACTATAATTAAGAGGTATATTTGTTGGAACTTTAGGTACACCGGGTCTACTCCAAAATCCATAATCTTTATCATAGAAAGCACCTTTGCCTGTTATAGGGTCAACATATAGTTTTCCTTCCCACTGATAATGAGCATAAGGTGAATTATATGTAACTTTGAATGGGTCTATTGTAATATTACTAGCTAATATACCTTCTTGCATTGGTGTATATTTGGCAAAATATCTTGACCATTCACTAGCCAAGAATTTTCCTATTTTATCAGATTCAGCTAACCGATGAACTGTAGCAGGTGGATTATAAAGTTTGATGGTAATTTTAGCATTACTCATTATACACCACTCACTTTCAATCTAATAGTTGCACCATATTTTTTAGGAACTTCTATTATACTTCTTACTTCACACACCATGCCTTTATGCTTATTCTTAAGCTGTATGATGCTATTTGGTAGAAAATCTTCGTTTATTTCCTTTAAAAATATATAATCTCCTTGTGACAAAGTATAATAAGAATCTTTATTTTCAAGATTTTTCCATTCATCATAAGGTCTATATCTATCATCAAAAGGGATTAAAATGGTGAATGCTTGACCCATACTAACTTGTGTTCCATTAACATCCATAACACGCTCAATGCTATATTGGATATTATGCAAGAAACATTTATACCAGACATCAAGACCTGTTATACTGTCAGTTTTAGCTAATCTATTAGCTATTGTTATTGTTAGTGCATCCATTGTTTTCTACCTCGATAAAGTAATTCAGGATACTCCCATAAGTATTCATTAGCTAGCTGAATAATCTGCGTATCTATAACACTTTTTCCTTCATTGCTCGTTGCATTATAACCAAAACTTTCAATCCCATTGGAATAACTGGTTAGGTTCTGTGCTTGGTCTATATTCATCTGCTCCCAAAAATTTGTATTCAATCTAAAACAAAGATTAACTACTGCTTCTGGGATGATGTCTAGTTTTCTGATTCTGCCATTTGTCAGATAATCTAACTTTGCTTCAACTTCAATTTCATGTTGATTAAAGGCGGTTTCATTGAGTGTACCACCTAACTCTTTATATTTGTTATAATCAAGATACATTCAATTCCACCGCCTTTCTATGCTTCGATTTTAGTAGACTTTCGTCCTCGTTTTGGCTTTATTTCTTTCTGCAAAGTTTCAGTTTCATTCTTAATTGTTTCATTGTCTATAGTTTTATGTTCTTCAACATATTCAACAGCACCATGATTAAGATGCTGTTGAATAACCATATCATTATCACTATTAAGAATTACTCCTGTAGGTAAGAGTAATTGCATAATTTACACTCCTTTATTCCTCGGTGTTAGACTGTACCTGTGTCTTTCCTGCACGTACAACAGTGCTTCCGGTTGCTTCAATCTCTACAATAGCAATCTCATCATTGTCTGTTGCGGTGATTTCTGTTGTACCATCCCAATCAGTATAATCAGTTACTGTAGCACCAATCTTTGGTAAATCTACTGTCTTAGCTGTCTTATACTTATAAGTATTAGTACCTGTCTTAGCAGGGCTTACGCTGATTTTGGTTTTTCCATTTGTAGAACCTTTAGATGATGTTACTACGATAACACCCTTTGGTGCATAATAGAGAATAGTCTCTGGAGTAACACATTTAGTTCCATAATAGAAGAAAAGCTCAACAGCATATGCATTAGACATTGGAATCTTCTCTGCTGAATATGGGTTAGACATAATTGGCTGAGCTACTGAGCCATCAACCTGCACGATAAATTCTACATTCTCTGGCATATTGATTGTGGACATGAATCTAACACCATGAAATGTGGTAAACTCTTCAGCCGCTGTATTAACATTGGCATTATTAACATTCTCATCCAGGTATTTTCTCATCTGACTATATACAGCTGGAGTCACCTGAACTGATAACATATTTCTAGGAATACCCTGAATATAATCATTCTTGAGTGTTTCCAATGTTACAATGCCTTCCTCAATAATATCCTGAATAGCAGTGGTTCCTGATGATGGTGTGAACTGTGTACCAGAGTTTACACACTCACGGAAAAACTCCTCATCTAACTCATTAGCCATCTGCATTGCATGGTTGGCACTTCTACGAGTGATAAGACCATCTACACCTAAAAGTGAGATATCTTTCTGCTCAATCTCTTCTACGAACTCCTTATCTCTATCAATAGGAATTGTTACTGTAGCACCCTTTACTTTCTCTCCTTCTCCACCTCTACGTGCTGTGCCGTAGTCCTTAGATTTTGCATTTGCAAATCTCTTTGCTTCTACTGTTCCCGCAGTTGGGTCTCCAGATAAGTCCTGATTCTTAATCTGTCCTGAAATAGTAGATCTCTGTACATTCTCAAGTACTCCGTCATATGCTTCCGATAAAAGCATCTTTCCCTGTGGGTCAAGTAATACCGATAATGATTCAATTCTTGGCATAAATTTTCTCCTTCCTTATAACTACCATATAATTGGTCTTTCTTTTGGTGTTGGTTCAGGCTTTGGGTCTGTATTATCACCTGGATTTGTTTTACCGCTAAAAGATGGTTTTGGTTCATCATTTTTAGGGCTTGGGTTCTCTGTGATAAATGCCCCAGCATCCTGCTCCTTGTATGCATTTACAAAATCATCAAATCCTAAGATTTTTCCATTTTCCATTGATAACTTTTTAGCTTTCAAGTCGGACATAAATGCCTTCTTCGCTGAGTTAGAAGAAAATTTAAGTTTAGATGAATTTTCCTTAATGGCAAAGTCATAAGCCTGCTCAGCTAACTGCTTTTCATAATTTGTTTTAGCAGTATTATAAGTTGTCTGCAAATTATCAAAATTAGTTTGCAATGTGGCTAACTTCTCCGCATCTCCGCCAGCATCTTTTAGCTGTGTCCGTAAACTATCTAAATCAGCATCTCTCTGAGCTATATCAGTATCATATTTTGACTGAATACTATCTCTCTCTGTCTCTGCTTTGTCTAGCTTGCCTCGTAAAGTATCAACCTCACTCACTGTCTTGTAATTCTCCAAAACTTCCTTGTCAAAAGCTTCTTTCTTATCCTCAGGAATTTCAATTCCATAAGATTTAAGAATTTCGTAAATGTTTTTCATGTTTTATTGCTCCTTTTCAACTAAAATAATTGTTATAGACCACTTTCTGGTCTGTGGTTTACTTCATATTGTATTATACACAAGTTATCAACATTTGTAAAGTAGTTATCAACAAGTTATACACATAGTTATAAACAATTAATCAAACTAAAAAAGTTATCAACAGATTGTTGATAACTTGTTGATTATACGCTTAATTTAATTGACTTAGGTTTTACTTGTCTTCCTGTATATCCGGGTACATAAGTTCTATCCATTTTAGGTGATAGTCCAGCTTGTTGTGATATAGAATTATACTGTGACTGTAATTGATTTATATTATTTTTTATCTTCTCAGCCATTTCTGTATCACCCATTGTGTCTGCAAAGATATATTTATCTTTTTCCTTTCTAATTGTTGTCTCCATATTTCGTTGAGCTTGTGTAGCCTGATACTTTGTCATTTCTCTTCCATTAATATTTACCGGTTTTTCACTATTCTCTTTATACTGTCTAAGCTCTTTATCAGTATAAGTTGGTTTAGATATTCCTAGTATTATTGGAAATGTATAATGCTTGCAATTACAAGTAGATATATGACGCCTTAGTTCTTCATTTCGCATTTCAAATTCTTTTTTGCTGAACTGCTTTCCTTGTATATCTATATGGTCTCTTGCACACAAAGCATGAGCTGATACTTCTACACCATCTGCACCAAATTCTTCTCCAGCTTTTTCTCTGATGCCATTATTAACCTGTCTAACTCCTTCTAATACATTCATTCTAACCGCACTGTCTAATCTTCGTGTGAGTCCGCTTGCATATGTTACTTTTAGTCCTTCATCTGCATATCTCAAATTAGATTGCAGTGTGGTATCTGTTAATTGCTTATGTATGATATTATTATAGGAATCTATACCATTTGTTACAGCATCAATAGCTACATCAACAAGGTTTCTGTAAGGTTCAAATATAACAGTGGTGTTAGACATATTCATAAATGTGTTATGTGTTAGACTTTGTACACTTCTAATATAATTCATCATGTTTTGATTCTGCTTAAAAGGTACTTGTATTCTATTATGAGCAACATATAAATCATATGCATCTTTATATACTGATAATCCGCTTAATTCTAATACTTTATCAAGCTCATCCAATGTCTTTCCGGTTTCCTGTGCTAACAGATATTCAATGGAGTCAATGTTTTGTTGCATTTTAGACATCTGTTGTAATCTAAAAAGGTTAGAAGGAGATAGTTTTCCTATCTCCTTTATCTGTTTTGCCATAAGCTTAATATAATGAGTATTTATAGCATCAAATCGAGCTGATACGATATAAGCATAATCTGTTAAATCTGCTTCACTAATCATTAGCTGTTATCTCCTTCATTCTGTGTAGGTTCGTTATTATCATTTTGATTATTCTCTAATGTAGCTTCCGGTACTTGTGTGAATAAATCATTTAACTGTTGTTGCTGTTGGGCTTGTTGCATTTTATCTATAGCCAATTGAGCAGTTGTTATAGATTCTCCTGTATACCATGCTCTTACTTCTGCCTTGCTTAAAATACCTGCTTGCTCCATTGTGAGTTTCTGTTCAAGCTCCGTATCTGTATCAGTAAGTATACTATCCTTCCAATCAATTTTGGTCTCATAATCACCATCTGCGAAAAGCCCATATAAATCAACAAATACATTCATAGCACTGACTGTATCTAAGATAGCACTCTCCAATGCTTCCTGCATTGCAGTAACAGTGATGTAAGTTCTTTGCTTCATTAGTTTGATTTCTGTAGCTGTCTTAGCATCACTATTTGGGTCTGATATAGTACCTCTTGCGAGTCCTATAACATCCTCAATTATGCATTTATAATTATTCAAACCTTGAATATAATTATTATCTCTCAAAGATGGAGCCCACTGATTATATGTTTCGTCTGAACCTAAGTCAAGCTTTCTATATAACCTATTCTTACACTGGTCTAACTCCATTTGTGTGCCATAATAATTAGTCGAATATGTAACAGCAGTAGGGTCTACATCAACCGCAAGCTGTCCACCTTCATATTCCCAGTCGAGCCTTGAAAACTGATTATCTGCTCTTTCTATAATTCCTACTGCAGGACTAAATAGTGATATACCTAATGGGCTGTCAAAATCTATATTATTTGCAATAGGCACTTTAAAGAATCCATATAATGGTTTATCCACATTTTCAATAGTAACCGGCTCCTGTGATATTGTAGCCCATCTGTCTACATCAGCTAATGGAATTTCCTTACCTAACTCCTGCTCTTCATTATCATCTGACTGTACCACTTTAGCTTTAAATGCTTTATTCTCAATAACAATCTTATTTTCTGCTTGAGAAAATGTCTGTCTCTCTACCTTTGTATACACATATTCTCCAGAAACAAATTGGTCATAAAATGCTATGTCTGTGATATTTCCATCATCGTCAAAAGCTATAGGTAAGAAATCACCTTGAAAACTAAAATCAAAGTAGATTTTATTGTTTGATATATATGGCTTTATAATCATGCCACCTAATGCAAGAGCTTTTTCTACAGCTTGAGGTAATTTCTTAATAAGTTTCTTTTTATAAGCATCATTTAGAAATTGTGCTCGTGTTGTTATTTCATCAGGTTGATTAGATTTATCCTCGTCTACATCTTCATCCATCCCGGGGTCAGTTATTCTTGTTTCCAATTCAGATAACATCTGCTGTTGGAAAGAATTACATATTTGCTTAGCTAACCCTAATGAATATATACCCTTATCCTCATCAAGCCAAGGACTTTGGTCTTTGTACATTTGCTTCCATAGCGTGAAAGCAGCTGACATAGAAGTGGATACAGTTGTTTCTTCTATATCTATTGCTTTAGTGATTGAAGTGTATCCTAACATCTTGTCAATCGCCTGTTGTATTAATCGTAGTAATTTTTTTATCATTTTTCTACCTCCTCATTTTTAAATAAGCTTGATAATTTTGGAAATTGTGATGCTATAAATTCTACAAGCGTTTCATCATATGCATAATCAGTTAATCCAGCTTCATAAAAAAATGCGTGTATTAATTCATGTCTTAGAACTTGCTTATAATATGTGTGCTTATGATTAGTGCAGTCATCACCAGGTAGCATATCCAAAGGATATTTTATTCTAATTATTTTATCAATAAAATTTGTTTCCCCATCTAATGACTTTGTGGCTAAATCTGTACTAATCTCCTCACTTGATTCAATTCTATATACTGTGCCTAGTATATCTATTGTCGTTTCCATCTTTGTTACTCCTTTCGTTTTAAATGACTTTATTATCATAATTATAAGTGTTGATAAATAATAACACAATAAAAAGTTGTATTATCTGCCTCGTCTCTTCCATACTTGCTCCATAGCATATCTTGTCATATCTATACTGTGATTATCTTTATCAGGATAATTAGAAGTTGGATTTCCATCTTTATCCAACTCATACTCATACTTCTTAAATTCCTCAGAAGTGTTAGGACAACGAACTGGGTCTATTACTATCTTAATTAATGACTGTAACCACTTCATTCCATATCTTACACTATCTGGTCCTTTTTCTGCTGATCGTGCATTAATTCCATAGCTTCTATAATCTGCTACTGATTTCTGTTCTGCACTATCACAAGTCACTACATCAAATCTTCCTAAATGGAAATCATCTAACAGCACTTGAGCAGTATCTTTATTTTTCATCTTGTTAGCTCTAAATTCTTCAAAGATGTATAGTGTCATTCTTGCACTATCATAATACATACAGCCATAATGGAATGGGTCAGGATACCAACCCCAGTCAACACCTCTGTATAGCTTATCCCATTTAGCAATCTCTTTATCTGTGATTTGTCTAATATCAAGATTATCAAATACCTCAGTTCCGTTTCCAACTGGTATACCTAAATACTCATGCTCGTATGCTTTAGGGTTTACTTGCTTCAGCCATTCAGCATCATCTATAAACTGTTGTCCCAACCACTCAGGAGGAGCTTGTAAGTATGTTGTATGAGATACGACAGTATCAGGTCTTAGTTTTTCTTTCTCTATATAGTCATTAGCCCAGTTCTGTCTTGATTTAGGTGGGTTCATAGATTTGAATACTATAAAGTCATTACCACCTCTGATAACAGACTGCTGAACTTTTCTTATTTCTTCCTCGCCTGCAAACTCATCAAACTCCTCAAACCATAGATAGCCTATATACCCAAAAGGCACTTTGATAGATTTAGACTTTGCCGCTTTATCCAGACCTTTAAATATGATTCTCTGCCCGGTTCGTAGATATTCCGCTCTCATTGGAGATTTAGTGAGTTTCCAGTCACTTGCTACACCTAATTTATCAATAGCCCATTCAATCTGAGCGTATACAGAAGTCTCTAATGTATCTCCTACTTTTCTATACACGACAGCATGCTTCGGAGCATTTTCCTTTTTCATCATATTAAAGACTATTTCTATAGATACATCTGAGGACTTTAAAGAACCTCGTCCACCGGTCAAGTCATAATATGTATGCTTATGTTTTTTTATATCATTGTGAATATCATAGAAAGCTGGACCTATGCAATTAATAAGTGATGTCTTTTTACTCTTCATTATCTTCCTCTTCTAACTCAACATCATCCGGAATATCATCAACTATAACAACTCTTGCATCCACATTAATATTCTTTGATTGTACATCTAATCTACGTGCCAGCTCAGAGGCGGCTCGTGTTCTATTCTGTACAGATACATCCATATCGAACTGGTCTTTCTGCTCACCTCTCATAACAGAAGTAAGGTATTCCATTACCTCTTGAATGTCTGCAATTCTGCATGATTGCAACCTTTCATTAATGGCATTGATGTATCTCCTCACGTTATTTTGCTTTAACAGTCTACATCCATGTGCGGCGGCTGTCTTTACACTATATCCTGCACTAATAGCTGATTGTGTTATATTATTTGTTTTCATATATTCTTGTACAAATACTATCTGTCTATTGTTTAATAGCTTCTTTGCTTCTACTTCTTCATCTGTTTCTTTAGTCATTATCTTTCACCTCATCCCATAGATTTTTCAATGTTTTTATCACTTTTATTTGTGATGCTGTTTTAATTAATTCTTCTTTTCCCTTTTTTACTGTATACATTTTTATATATCTATTTTGCTCTTGAGAATAGAATTGATATGTATTTATACATACTATTATATTTTTTGATTTTAGGGCTGTTTGTAATTTATACATTAATTCCCTTGTATTCATTATCCCGCCTCCTTTTTTATGATTTTTAACATATAATGTATTATATTTGTTAATTATTATAATATGTTTTGTTAATGTTGTAAATATAAAAAGTAGGTGGTATATTTCTATACCGCCTACTTGATGCACTTTGATTTGTATTATGGATTTTATATGTTAAATTAATGGAGAAGTATTATCTAACCATGTTGACCACCCCCTTTATCTACTATATGCACTCTTTTCTTATCTACAGTCAGCTCAACAAATCCATCTCTTATCTTATACCTAAAAGTACATTTATTGTCTGTCTCTGTATATGCATATACTGTTAATGCGATATTATCCAATATGATTTGCATATATGTTACCGCCTCCTTTTTATTTATTATAACACGATAACGAAATATTTTATATGCTAATCTACACTGAAATAATGGTTTTTATAATGGAACTTAGGTGTTCCAAATGAATGATAATGAGACATTCTAAATGCTGTTATCTCATTGTCAAGCTGACTTTCAAGTTCTGTATTTATAGCTTTATATGTTTCTTCTGTAGGTGTAACATCATATATTCTTCCATTGCTTACAACTTCAAATTGATGTTTCTGCATTATAACATCTTTTACAGTGTTTGGATACTTATCTGAATCTATTCTATTTAGGATAACATCTACAACATATTGTTTTCCAATAAATCCTTCTGTCCCAGCTTCCGCCTCCACACATTTTGCAAATAACTCATATTCATCATTGTCCATCCAATAACTAGGATGAACTTCACAAGATTGAACTATATCTGTATCATTCTCTTCTACGTCCGGTTTAGCTGTTGTTACTACCGTAACTTGCTTATTAGTCTCATTGTTTTCTGCATATAAATCATCCTGAGCTGATTTTACTGTTGTAATAAAGAGTATCCATACAATTATAAGAATACTCACACTTATTATATTACGCTTCTTTGTCATTATTTTCCTCCCATAATCTTTTATGATTATTTTCTGCTTGATATTTTCTCCAGCATGTAGCACCCATACCTATTTCTATAGCTTGTAGGTTATGTAATTTTCTTCCACATCTTTTGCAGGTTGTCTGTTTAGCTTCATTCATTAGATTTCTCCTTATGTGGACTTGATATACAAGTCAAATAATATATGCATTTTGGAGTGCAAATATATTTTTTATCATAAGCACATTTCCGATCAATCTGTATGATAGATATCGTTCTTGTTTTCATATTTCTCCCTCAACTTTCGTAAATATTCTAATTGCTCTTTGTCTTCCTTCTCCTTTTCCTGCTTATTTACTGAAGAAAGTAAAATTAATAAAATAACCATCAATGCTGATATTACTAACAGCATCAGTAATAATACTAATATAACTAATATAAGCCAAGTATTCATTTTTTCACCTTCTTTCTTTAGTGTTTTATGTGTTATCACTCCACTATGTATTTCTTATTTACAAGTATATTGTAATACATAAAAAGGTATTTGTCAACAGTTTTTTAAAAAATACATAAAAATTTATTGAGTGAGACATGATAAGACAGCATATTCAAGAGCTATATCTTCATCTATGGTTCCCATCTTTATTCCTGCTTCTATTTCCTGACATTTAAGCATATTTCTTTTTACCTCTGCTATACTATATCCACCTACATTCTTAGTACAACCATATAGCTCTCCTTTTGTCATTCCAGTTCGTTCCATAGCGCCTTGCTTATTACTTCCCAATCCTTGATATGCTAATAAGTTTCTAAAACCATTATATAAGATTGATACAATCATCATAGCAGGCTCACCTTTTCGTTTAGCTTCATCAAGTTTCTGTATAGCTGTCTCTGGATACCCGCCTAATACTGCATTAGTTAATTCAAAGGTTATATCTCCTATTTCTTTATGAAATAATCCTTGCTTATCCAATAACTTAAATGCACTATCTGTATTAGGTGTACCTTCATTATTCGTATAATGTTCCTGCCACTGTTTGATTTTGTCAATTTCCATTAGTATTCTACCATAATCATAATTGCAATATTCAACTAACTTGCTTGAATTTTTCTCGCTTAAATCGGATAAATCTTTAGATATGTATGTTTGTAGCACCTCTTTAGTTAAACGTGAAAATTCAACTAAATTTTGTTGATTCTTCTTTACAAACGCTGAACGCTTATCTAAACTATGATATCTAAGAATGATATAATCTTTAGTTGGTGTATTTCGTACAGTTTCCCAACTATCCTCAGCCCTTAAAAATGCCATATCATCTTGCACTACATATAGTCGAATAGATTTGTCAAGACTCTTCTTGTTTATATTTTGCATTATATATGATACTGAATCTGCACTTATACGTTTGGTATCTGTAACTTCTAATATATGTGTTAGGTATATATTTAGAATTGTTTGCTCTTCCCCAAATAATATCAAAAAGTGTGGAATATCATTGGATGAGATACGTTTCATTAAATCTACAAGCTCCATGTTTTATTTCCTCCTGTTACTCCATAGCATGGGCATGGTGGTGCTAAAGTGATAGGTACAAAGGTTACAAGATATATGATATGAGTAGGATATTTAGCTCTTAAACAGTTCATTTTCTTTATTGCCATTGATTTATTCTGATAAGCTCCACCTCTGGCATTAAAATACATCCTCTCTTCTGTCAGGTCTTTTATCGTGTATAATTCCATTAAAATAGCTTTCCTTTCTTTTTAGGTGTTTGCTGGGTTACATGAACAGCTTCAGAAAATGAGTTATTATGGATAATATGATAAGTAATATGATACAGATACTCTTTATCATGCTCATTAAGATTATAATACAAATAAAATCCGGTACTTCCATCAAAATCATCTCCGAACGCATACCCATATTCTGTGTCTGATATATCCCCATGCTCCTTATGCATACTCACAAGCTGTTTACAATATTTATCAAATAATGAGTCATCTATTAGATTTTGACTTAATTCATAATAAGCTATAGAAAGTATTATTATTTTTCTTTGTAGAAAATTGATACAAGTGAGTTTATCCCATCTCCTAGGAAAATTTTGCATTTTTAATAACCACCTCATCAATATAAGCCTGACAACCTTTTATACAATCTTCTTGAGTTTTAAATTCTATTTCATTCCATAAGCTGTTGTATCTTATATCTCTTTCATCCTTAGAATTTATGCAGTAGTACCAACAATCTAAATTTGATGAGTAATTTATACGACATTCAAACTTTTTATATTTACCTCTATAGAATTTGCTATTACCAAATCTTCCTGTGACATCTTTAAGTCTCATTTTTTAATCTCCTCCAACATTCTAATAAGCATACCTTCTATACTTGATTTCTTGTTTATTGTGTTTCTACTTAGCTCTTGCTTACATATAACTATAGCCTTTAAACATCCAAACGACTTATATATAAGTGCATTTGCCTGTGCATTATACAATCTTTTTTGAAATACTTTAAAAAATAATAAGCAATCAATCTTATCTGTCTCTGTCTGTTTAGCTTTTAACTGTGTACAAGCTTTTAATACTTTAGTACCGCTCTTTTCCCTCAGAGCTTTTAATACATCATCCACACAATCTTCCGTTCTCTGCACTTCATCATGTGCAACTTGTAGTTCACCTATGTTAGTGCAGTACTCAAGCTTTAATTCATCATCACATACTGATTTTAGTTCCTGCATTGCATAAGGTTCCATTTTAATGATTGTTCCCCTGCTTCTAATAGTACCTAACATATTATCAATATTATGAACTGTCATTATAAAATAAGCATTATTAGGAGGTTCCTCCACAACTTTAAGCAGTGCATTTTTAGCGGCAACAGACATATCATCAGCATTTCTAAAAATATACATCGTAGGAGCTGTATATACATAAGCATATTCAATAGTCCTTCTTACATCTTCTATTTTACAGTCATTTATAATACCAGTTATATGCAACATTCTCATTATAGCTTTTGCAAAGGTTAATCTGCCACTTCCTTCATCTCCTGATATGATAATAAATCTAGGAACTGACTTATTACACCGCCACTGAATAAGAGTTTGAATATTATTTTTCTGTCCTATCATTTTCCTGCCTTTCATATTCTTCCATAGTTGGTCTTTTTCCATCTAAATCGTTCCAACTGTAAAGCTTGTGATTTTCGTCTTGTCATTGACTCTTGTAGCAATTTCTACAACTACATCTTCCGCTTAACCAACGCATTTCTCCATAGTATTCTGGCTTTCCACAATGTTTACAAATTATAATTCTTCTCATTTCGTCCATATAACTTTATTCCTTTCCACAATAAATCAATATAGATAATTCTATCAATGTCTTAGGGTCACTATCCCATTTAATCTGACTATTCAAAGAAACTACAAAGTCCATAACATTGAATAATGTATTATCAATAAGCTGTTCTAACTCATTCTCAAGTGTATTAGGCAAGCTAATATAATCAAAATTCTTATAAAGTGCATATTTCTCTACCTCAAGAATGAACTTAGCAAAGTCTTTCATAAACTGCTTTACATCTTTACCTGCATTATATACATTTTCTATTGTAGTAATAGCAGTTCCTTTTTCTTTATCCTGTAATGCTGTTAAGAATAATATAAATGTATCATAATCTTCTGCACCTATTGTTTTTAACACATTTTCAAGTGTTAAATCGTGAGATAATGAAAGACATTTGTCTAATAAGGTAATAGCATCTCTCATTCCGCCGTTACAAACCTTTGCAATATATTCTAATGCTTCTGGATATCTCATTATATCACCAATATCTCTAAGGTTAGGGTCATTATAATCTTGAGAGTTTTCATGAATACAAATATCTTCAAGTCTCTTAACAATACCTTTGTTACTTATCTTCTGAAAATTGTATCGTTGTACTCTTGAAAGAATTGTTGCAGGTACTTTCTGAGGGTCAGTAGTGCAGAAAATAAAAATTGTAAATTTTGGAGGTTCTTCCAATGTTTTTAATAATGCTTGCCATGCACCATTTGACAATGAATGGCACTCATCCACTATAAATATTTTATATTCTGCGTCAAGCGGTTTTCTTTTAGCATCTTCTATAATCTGTCGTATATTATCCACTCCACTATTACTTGCGGCATCCACTTCAATAGGATTTCCTTTGCCATCATTTATCATATTTGCAAAAATTCTGGCACTTGTAGTTTTACCTGTTCCTGCTGGTCCTGTAAAAAGATAACCATGCTGAAAGGTCTTTGTCTCTAACTGATTCATTAATATGTCTTTAATAGCTGACTGCTCAGTCATGTCCTCGAATACTTTTGGTCGATATTTTACTGCTAATGCTTCTTTAGCCATTATTATAATTCCTCCTTGAATTTTAAATATTCTAAAAATTGTCTTTCATTTAATACATAATAATTTTTTCCGCAAGGTTCAAACTGAAAAGCTAATACACCTTCTTCTTTTCCCTGCTCAAATGTCTGTTCTTGCAGTTTTTTCATCCAATCTTTTTTTATACTGAATGATTGCTTTACAGACATTGAGGTTTTAGCCTCTATGAAGAATTTATCTGTATGTACATCACCTCCACCGAATTTTGTTCCACCGGAATTGCTTTGTACTTTACCACCAGTTACTTTTGCAATATGCTGTTCTTGCTTATCTGAAAAATATCTAGTTGTCATTTCGTATTATCACTCCATTCTCAATTTGTCCTATAGATATCGGTGTATTGGAATCCCACCACTCATTATTGATATGAATTGAGTTATTTATACAACATATACTCAAATAAAACTCTTTGCTTGTATCGTATTGTTTAGCAATATCTCTTATCTCTTTTACATGCTGTAAAATAAGCATTTCACATTCTTCTCTTGTCATTTTATATTTCCTCCTAAAACTCAAGCTTCTTTCCAAATTGTATTGATTGCAGTGTAGGCTCATTATAGTGACACGATACCTCGGTAACCACTGCAATTACATAATTGTCCTTCATAACATCATCATCGGGAAATGCTAGGTTAATAGCTTCAATCAATTCTTTTTTTGTTACTCTTCTTGTACTGTTACTTGTAATACTTTCCATTTTATATTTCCTCCTTATTCATATTATCAATAGTAGGCATAGCTTTTATAGTATCAAACACTTCCTTTCCAAAACCTCCTAAAATATCCGTTTTGTCTGTCGCCATACTGTGCTTTTCAAAAATAGTATATAATAAATGCAACACATCATATTTACTAACTAAATCATTCATTATCCATCATCTCCCATTCTTTTATTGCAGATTTGTTATATTTTTTCGACGCTTTTCCCAACCTTTATATGCTCCCTTTCTTATGTTTTCTATATGTTGTGATGTTCTTTTTGGGTGTTCAGTTTTTGCTCGCAAAGTTTTACTAATTTTATCTCTACACTTATCAACTCTTCCATTATACTCATTATTATATTTATAAGTACACCATTCAAGATTTCTTACATCATTATTTCTTCCATTACAATCTTTATGATTTATAATTGGATAATTATTTGGATTAGGAATAAATGCTTGAGCAACTAATCTATGAACATTTTTTGCCGAAATATGACCATCCTTACACAATATTACAGACACATATCTATCACCTCCATTAAGTTTTAACAATCTTTCGGATAATATATTATAAGGATGATTTTTATTATTTGTTTTTATAGTTCTTTTTAATGACTTAACTCGTCCTTTATTACTTACTTGATAAAGTCCTTCATAACCTTCAATGTCTTTCCAAATTTCTTGCATTATTTCTCACTTTCTATAATTGGTTCCCAATGCTTTATTGAACTACGAATTACCCAACCCGTCCAGCTTATATCATCAATCTGTTCCATAATGTGTTTCAATTTTTCTTTTGCCTCTTCCTCACTTTCTATTCTTATTAGTCCTACTTTTTCACTACACTCTGGACCTATACCATAAAGTTTAGAAATTGGGTTAGTTAATGTCTTGCCACATACAAGACATCTTGATGTAGGTTCTGCTTTGCCTTTAAGACTCATATAATACATTCCTCTTGTTTCTTTTATAACTTCACCCTGCATAATGCAAAGTGGCATTGGCTTTCCATTGTTCCATTTATTCTGAAAATCAAAATTGGCTGTAGCAGGCTCTGTCATATATTTCTTAACAGTGATTTTATATGGCTTTCCTACTTCCATTTTCTGAACTGGTGGACATATATAATCTTCTGTATTTATTTGTTTTCTCTTCCCTTCAAGGGTAAACTCAAATGGTTTACCCTCTTCAAAATCCAGCTCACTATATCTATGTATTTGTTTAAATATCTCTTTCATTTATCAACCCTCTCTACTTGCTCTTGTGTAAAAAATGCAGACTCTTTTAAAAAATATCTTCCATTGTCAACTTCTTCTTTATCTCCATCCTCGTTCTCAACTTTCTTTATGGAACGTTTCCACACTGTAATCTTATGCTTTGACTTTTCGCCTTTCTTTACTTGATAACCTAACTTCTTCCATTGTGCATATGTATGTAAGATTATTTTAGTTGGGTCTAAATTATTTAATTGCATATATCCTAATATAATTGCTGTATTTGTCATGTGCGTTCCTCCATCTCAGGAAGTTTCAAGCTCCCATTTTTTGTAAAGTTTTAAAATCCAAATTCTGTTCTTAAATTCATTGCATATTTTAATGCTAATGATGAACCTGCAAGAAGCTTACCACTATTAGTTATTTCAGCACAATAAACATCTCCAAATTTCTTATTTGTAATAACAACCTTATTTCCCTGTACATTTACCATAAAAGCCTTGTTTTCAAATGTTCTCATATCTTTGTTCCTCCTGTTTTTATGTATTTCTTATTTACAAGTATATTGTAATACATAAAAGTAGATTTGTCAACAGTTTTTTATAAAAATACATAAAAAAAAGTTACCCACAATTTAATGTGGATAACTTGTGGGTAAAAAAAATAATCTACTGTTGTTTGATATAAACATATTTTCTTCCATCTCTAACTTCCATGTCCAATACCTTATATTTTCCTCCTGCTATATGTTCTTGTTGATTTTCAAAATATTGATTTCTATAATGTTTATTTACTTGTAACGAATTTTTCTTTCCAAGCATTACAAATACAGCAGGCTTATTTCCTCCTAATCCTTCCTCTTCTATAGACTCGTTTACAAAAGAACGCCTGGAAGAAAATCCTCTATAATTTCCATTGAATTGGAAAATTTGTCCTTTCTCTAATTTGTCTGCAGTATAATTAGAATCTTCCACTCGGTATAATTTTTGTTCGGTTGCCTCCATATGGTTTTTCAAATAATCCAGAGCCTTTTTAGACATTGCCTCCGAAGGTGAACCATAACCTCCTCCAACATACGTCTCTAATTCATTTGCAAACTCAGAAGATGTCATTGCTTTAGATGAACCTTTTCCACTACCTGAGCTTCTTCCACCCATAATAATCAACTCCTTTCTTTTTATATTATACATTATAATTTACAAAACTACAAGATGTATCTATATATGATTTTAGTTTATCATAACTTTTTTTAGGACATCTCAATAATATATGACTAGGTTGCAATCTTTTTTCCATATATTTAGCACAATATATAAAATTATCAAATACCTGTGGATTCTTAATACTCCCCACTGCTGATAGCAT